CGCACCAAACAATGGAGTGTTGGCCGAGTTGGTCGAAGGCACCTTCCTGCTAAGAAGGCATGCGGGCAAAAACCTGCATCATTGGTTCGAATCCAATACACTCCGCCAAATTTAAAAAGGAAAAAAATACTATGGCAAAAACAGGTCCAAATTTTAGACTTAGTAAAACAACAAAACGCATGGTTGGATTAATGCGTGGCACTAATGAACAACGTAATCAATTTAAACGAATGATGATTGACGCAGAATACTCTGCCAGCATTGTTCCAAAAGTTAGTAAGAAAGAAAGATTCACAACTGGTACACCAGCCAGTGAATAAATAAAATCTGTTCCCTGATAGCTCAGTTGGTAGAAGCACTTGACTGTTAATCAAGGTGTCGCTGGTTCGAGCCCAGCTCGGGGAGCCAATATTAGGAAATGTATATGGTAGCAAAAAATGATATAACTGGTGATTCTATTCAAACTAAAGGAGTCACTGACGACTATCGTAATAACTACGATAACATCTTTAGAAAAGATAAAAAGACAGACGCAGACAAGTTTGATGAACAGGTCATAATGAAAGAAGAATATTATGATCAGGAGTTGGAAGATTACAAACGTCAAGCACAAGAAATGTGGAATGACAGTTGTACTAGTCCAAGAAAGAAATAATTGGGGGTGTAGCTCAATTGGGAGAGCGACTGGTTTGCAACCAGTAGGTCGCGGGTTCGATCCCTGTCACCTCCACCAAATGCTAAGAGGAAATTATGTCTAATCCAATGACACATAAAACAGGTAAGCCAAGACTCGGTCCATTAAGTCTTAGTCAGTTAAAAGAAATGTTAGAAAAGTCTAGTCGTCCAAAAGACAAGGCAAAAATTCTAAATCGTATTAGAATAGTAGAAGCAAGAATTAAATAGTTTTATGCTGGTTTAGCTCAGGGGTAGAGCAACTGCCTTGTAAGCAGTAGGTCGTCAGTTCAAATCCGACAACCAGCACCAGTTAACCCGGCATCCCGTAGCCGTAAGTAAACGGGGGTCAATTGTCTGTACCATAAAAGACACGGTGCATTGGATCTACCGCAAGGCCCGCTTACATGGGCGACTTGAGAAATCACAAAGGCAGGGACGCTAACCTGTCTAAATGGAAAAGTACGTAGACGGGGAAGTCCACCCAGTCTAGGGCTCCTGTGGTGGGAGTGGCTAGACACTTTATAAAAACTCTTTGTAGTAGCTACACTGGAGTACATCAAGTAACAGCCAAGTCGACTACGCTGTGAACGTTGCCAGGAAGAGCAGGGCTACCGTGGATTCAAGCGCCGCAGAGAGTTCCTATAAAGTTTATGGCCGGGTGGCAGAGCGTATATGCGCCTGATTGCAAACCGGGTACAGGTAGGTTAAACTCCTACCCCGGCCTCCAAGTTATGCGGGTATTCTCCTGGGAGAGGACTTAGCCTTCCAAGCTAATGAAGCCGGTTCGAATCCGACTACCCGCTCCAAATTAAAGGACATCAATGAACGAGTTTTTGCCAGAACTAGAACTGATTGATAGACTATGTATTGCTCGTGTAAAATACGAACGCACAGGCGGTGCAAATCAAAAAGAATTACAATGGTATGAATTAGCTTTTTATCCATTAGGAAAAAAAGATGGAATTTCTGAAGTTGTAAAAGAACTTACTGAAATACATAATCATATCTGGGATTTAGAGTGGCAATTAAAGTCTGGTGTTGAAGAACAGTTAAGCCTAGAAGAAATAGGAAGACGTGCAATTAAGATACGAGACTATAACAACAAACGAATAGCACTAAAAAATAGTGTATCCAAGTTGTTAAATTCTTCTGTAGTAGAAATAAAGCAAGATCATTTAAGCGAATAACGGAGTGTAGCACAGCCTGGTAGTGCACCTGGTTTGGGACCAGGGGGTCGTAGGTTCGAATCCTACTACTCCGACCATTTTATAGCGGGTTAGAGAAACGGTAACTCACGAGTCTCATAAGCTCGAGATCCTGGTTCGATTCCGGGACCCGCAACCAATTCAATACCTCTGTAGTTTAACGGTAAAACAGCGGATTTATATCCCGTGTGCAACAGATAATTGGCCAATGTGGGTTCGACTCCCGCCGGAGGTACCAGTTCTCGCTATAGTTAAATGGATATAACAAGACACTCCTAAGGTTTAGTTACAGGTTCGATTCCTGTTGGCGAGGCCAGTTATTGACATTTAAAGATAAGTATGTTACAATTATATTTTGGAGTATGAACATGAGTGATCGAAGTATGAACTTAGATATGGATCTGTGTGTAGAGAACGCAGGCGGCAATAGATTTAATTTGGTTTTGATGGCCGCTGCTCGTGCAAGAGAAATCCGCAGACAACAATCTAGCAGTACACGATTTGAACACATTCATACACCAGTTACTGCCTTAATGGAATTCCAAGAAGGCAAAATTGGTCCAGAATATATTCGTAAAGTAAAATAATTTGCCTGGATAGCTCAGGGGTAGAGCAACGCCTTTACACGGCGAAGGTCCGCGGTTCGAAACCGTGTCCAGGTACCAAACAAGGAAGAGTAGATGTCAGATTTAGATAACGTTGAATATAACAATGAAGAAGAAGCAGAGATTGCTCAGATTCTAAGTTTACAACGAAATTTTGAAGCCATCGACAAAATAAGAAAAAAAATAGGTACAGGTCCAAGTCTAAGCCATTGCGAAGAATGCGGTGAAGAAATTCCTAAAGCAAGACAAGAAGCAATAACTGGGTGCAAATTCTGTATTGATTGCCAAACTTATTTTGAACGATGCCAGAAATAACATTAGAACTTAATAATACTCACAGCGTGGGTCTGGGTGATAATTTATGTCTATTATCATTCCTTACTTTGTTACCTCCAAAAGTTATCTTAGGTACTAGTAATGAGAATCAGACTTATGATAAGCTGAGAGAATATATTAAAATTTTGAGAATACCTCAAGAGAAACTAGAACTTAAAAAAATTGAACATAATGGCGAATTAGATAATACTGGTTGGCCTTTAAAAGTATTAACAGACTACTATAAAACACATTCAGTGATTTTAAAAGGCAGTCCTGTACAAATTAATAAACACATTAATAAAAAATACATTGCTGTTGTTACAGCATTTGAAGAAGACACTTCGGGAAAAAATGAATGGCCGTGGTGTCGCAATCGTCCATTAGACTATTGGGCTAAAATATTTGCATGGATAAAGTCTATTGGCTACGAAGTTGTTACACTAGACGATCCATATTATAGTCTAGAGAACAAAATAGAAATATTGGCGAAAGACTGCCAAGCAATGATAACTTATGAAGGCGGGATGGCACATCTAGCTCACGTGTTAGATATTCCTTGCTTCATGGTTGATTGGAAACATCCGAGTCCCAGTACTCATTTAAATGTTTTTCATTCTGACTTTGTACACAGAACAAACTCTGTACATATTTTAAGAAAGGATGAAGAAATATTTTCTTGGAACAGACTTGCGTTCGATATTATAGTCGAACAACTCAAACAAGGTAAAGGTAATAATCGATTCTTAAATGATTTTTACTTTGACTTTGTAGGCCCAGGATTTCATAATGATGTGAGAATATATAACCGAGCAAGTAACAACTTACTCTGTTTACAGACACACACATTTTTGGGCAAGTATCACGCAAATTTAATTTCACAATATTACCAAAATTAATTGACACCCATAGGGTATTATTATACAATAGACTTATTGTAAGATTTTAGGTTAGTTACAGCAAACTTCACGGTTAATAGCCGTATCAAAGGATGGGCAGAGATAACTTCATAGCCTATCAAACATGTAGCTCAAACATGTAAAAGAGTGGGCACCAACTAACCTGCTAATTTCTTAGGATAGAAACAGCAACCTTTACTTTAACGACAGCACTTAATGTAGTAGACGGTGGCCCGCAAGGCTAGTGACACTGGAGCCGCAAGGCTTTGAAGGTGAAGCTTTTATATCCTGTAGCAATACAGGACGCTAATGGAACTAATGACGTTGGAAAGACAACTATGTTCATGTACAGATTAAAACATGATAGGCTTGGGGAACTGAACCAATATACAGGGGATGGGGCCAAGCAGAAAATAAAAACCGTTCCGGCTATCCTGTTAAACATAGAATGTTAACAGCAATTTTAATTTTCAAGCATATCGAAAAAAAACACATTCTGAAAGGACACACATATGAACGCATTTGTTAACGCAATCGCAAATCAAGAAGCCCGTACTGCCAATGGCATGAAGGCTCGCAAGTCAACTGCTAAGGCAACTGTTGACCTGTTCTACAAGATCGGTGCAAGCCGTGGTAAGAACATTGTAGGCGACTTTACAGCCGCTTACGTAGAAAATAGTGATGTAGCACTTCGTATCGCACAATGGGCACGTGATGTCCGTGGTGGTGCAGGTGAACGTCAACTGTTCCGAGACATTCTAGTACATCTAGAAAAGCGTGACCCAGACGCCGCTTTGTCTCTGTTGAAGAAGATTCCAGAGGTTGGTCGTTGGGATGACATCTTTGTCTTCACTTCGCCAGTTCTAAAGTCAGCCGCTTACACAATGTTGGGCGATGCCCTACGTGCTAAGAATGGTTTGGCTGCAAAGTGGACTCCTCGTAAGGGTCAAATTGCCGCTGAGATTCGTGCCTTCTTTGGCATGACTCCAAAGCAATACCGTAAGAGCCTTGTGGCACTTACAAAGGTTGTTGAAACCCAAATGTGTGCAGGAGATTGGGATAACATCAACTTCAGTCACGTTCCTTCTGTAGCTGCTCGCATCTACAAGAAGGCATTCAACCGTCACACACCTGCATTTGCAGAGTATGTTGCCAAGTTGGTAAGTGGTGATAAGACTGTTAAGGTTAACGCCAACGCAATCTTCCCACATGATGTGTTGAAGGGCATTGCTCACAGCTACACCAAGCTGGACAAGACCGAGACTGACCATGTGATCGCACAATGGGACGCTTTGCCAAACTACGTGGGTGATGCAAGCATCATGCCAATCGTTGACGTTTCAGGTTCTATGACTTGCCCAGCAGGTAAGAACACAAACGTTCGTTGTTTGGACGTTGCAGTTTCACTAGGTTTGTACCTAGCAGATAAGAACAAGGGCGTGTTCAAGGACACATTCTTGACTTTCTCAGACAAGCCACAACTAGTTACTCTAAAGGGTAACATTGTTGAAAAGTGCGACCAAATGAGCCGTAGCAACTGGGAAATGAGTACTAACCTACATGCAGCTATGAAGAAGATTCTAGATGTTGCGGTTAAGAACAATGTCCCACAAAGCGACATGCCAGCCATGTTGCTAATCTTGTCAGACATGCAATTCAACCAATGCGCTCGTTTCGACGATAGCGCAATGGAAATGATCGAACGCAAGTTTGAGGAAGCGGGTTACACCGTTCCACAAATTGTATTCTGGAACCTAAACGCAAGTGACAACGTTCCAGTCAAGTCAGACAAGAGTGGTGCGGCACTTGTAAGTGGATTTAGTCCAAGCATCATGACAGCTTTGCTGTCAGCTGATTTGGATCAGTTCACTCCAGAAGGTATCATGCTTAAGACTGTAATGGTCCCACGCTACGACCTTTAAAAATAAGTGTTGTAGAAATACAACAGTTTTTGGTAGGGCCTTAGGGCCCTATTTTTTTAACTTGACGTAACCAAATTTTGGTGCTATAATAAGACTATGATGAAACAAAATCTTACCAAAATTCGAGAAGTGTTTGAACAGTTGGGCCATGAATGGGTCGAACCCTATAGCACTACTGAAGGTGCAATTAACCGAGAAGAAGTAGGCAACCACAGAGGCTTGTACTACATCTACCCTGAAGTTAATTTCTATTTTGGTAAAGCGGCGACCAATACTGTAATCAATCGCCATATGACACATCGTCCAAAATTAGATGTTGATTTGGCTACATTGTACAGTACGCCTGTTGAAAAAGTGGAACCCAAATGGATGTTCCCAGAAGGATGGAAAGAGGGTGTCTGTAAATACATTATTGAAGGTGTGGAAGAAATTCCAAGTCACTATGTAAAGATTGGCAAAAAGCGAGTAGCACCAGGTGTGCTAGACTTTCCGGTGACACACAAAGTTAATGTAGACACACTTGAAGTACTAGTTTGGAATTTGGATCATTTGACCGCAGAACAAATTAGTGCTATTGAAGAAGCAGTAATTCCTGCAATTTGGCCTTACTGTAATAGTGAAACATATAGAAAAAGAAAGAGCGAAAGATTTGATAGAAGTAAAAAGCAAAACAGATTTAAAAGAATTTGAAACACTAGCCCTGGCAATGGACTGGGCAAAAGAAACAGGCGAGTTCGTTACTATTAAAATTAATGGAATGGAACTTGTAGGTAAGTTTGGTGCTGATAGCATTGTAGACGGCAAGTGTCCAGATGGAGTAGACTACACATGGAAAAAGCGCCGTTGATAGAAAAGAGAATAATGAGGCCCGATGGCTCTAAGTATATGACTGCTGTATACACTGGCGATACTATAGAGTTCAGAGACTTTGCCGCTAATAACATTACAGTTAGATTCGACGCAAAGGTAATGGACCAACTTATTCCTTTTTTACAGGAAGCTAATTTTTGGAATAAAGTAAAGGAGTAAAAATGCCTTGGATTCAAAATTGTGCGGCAGATGATATTCCAAAAGGATTTCATGTTGCCGTGAAAGAAAACAGTATGCTGATCCAAATTATGGATCCAGCCAGCTGGTTTCCTACTCCAAAACATCAATTTAAAGAAGTTCATCAGTTTGAATTTCTAGATGTCGAAGAGCAGGATCATGTAGACGACGAAGCTATGAAGTGTAGTCATGAGCAGGCCGCAGAGCTTGTTCGTTTGCTACAACACGCATTGGACAATCACATGGATGTTATTGTTCATTGCTTTGCAGGTATTTGCCGGTCGGGTGCGGTCTGTGAGGTTGGAGTCATGATGGGATTTCAAGACACTGAAAGATTCCGTATGCCCAACCTGCTTGTAAAGCATCGCATGATGAAAGCTCTAGGCTGGACATACGATGCTGACGAAAAGCCAAACGTAGATGATTGGCGAACATTTAGAAACGATTTTTAAGAAAGGAGGGCAATATGCCTAGCGTATTTTTAGTTAGCGACACGCACTTTGGTCATGCTGGTGTATGCCGCTTCACACGTAACGATGGTTTTACAAAGTTAAGACCATGGACTGATCCAGATGAAATGGATGAGGCAATGATCAAGGCTTGGAACGAAAAAGTCAAGCCCACGGATAAAGTTTATCATTTAGGCGACGTGGTTATAAACCGCAAGGCATTAAAAGTTTTGTCTCGCTTAAATGGTGATAAGGTCTTGATCCGTGGTAACCATGACATTTTTCGTGACGATGAATATAGACAATACTTTCGTGAGTTACGTGCATACCACGTTATGAACGGAATGATCTTGTCGCATATTCCGGTCCACCCGGATAGTTTAGGCCGCTTTGGTGTAAACATCCACGGACACTTACACGCCAACCGTGTAAAGAAAATGCGTGGTGTTGATGTTCGTACTGGAGAGATCTTGTACAGTGATGAGAACGATCCTCGTTACCATTGCGTTTGCGTAGAGCAAACACCAGACTTTGCTCCTATGTTGTTTGAAGACGTTATTAAGCGTATTGAAGCAGAAGGCGGTGAAGTTGGTTTTAAGAACGGCAACGGACCTACGATGTAAGGAAGAAGAATGTCTTATCGTGAATATTATTTTAAACAAATGATTAGGAGCGGTAAGGCATTCTTAATCTATTCTAAGGGCTTTATTTTGAATAGGAAAGTATAATGTATATTACACGAACAGAAGTAGAAAAAATTCTAGCAGTTATGGAAGAATTTCCTGATGCTAGATGGTATAAATTAGAAGCAGACAATTCCAGTGGTATTGGTAGTGTGCTTACATTAACCATGGACATGGATATTGGCACACGTAAATCTCTAGTAACAGTAGATATAGCAGGAGTGGAGGATTGGTAATGCCTAAATGTTATCAACTTATTGGAGTCCCAGGTAGTGGAAAATCTACATGGGTCTGGAACCAGGATTGGATTTCTGGTATGGAGTACGTGTCTACTGATCACCATGTAGAGGAATACGCCAAAGCTCAAGGCAAAACCTATTCTGAAGTGTTTACGGAATTCATGCCTAAAGCAGTTGAACTGATGGCTGCAGAAGTTGTAGAAGCACGTACAGAAGGTCGAGATATTATTTGGGATCAAACTAGCACTACTGTCAAAAGTCGTGCTCGTAAGTTTAATATGCTTCCAGACTATTATCATATTGCCGTAGTGTTTCGTACACCAGAGCATAAAGAACTTATGCGTCGATTGATGAGCCGTCCAGGCAAAGAGATCCCAGATCATGTTATTGCCAGCATGATTGCCGGTTGGGAAGATCCAACCGAAGAAGAAGGCTTCAAAGAAATTTGGTACATATAACCAAAAAGCGTTGACTGTATGTGTCTTTAAGCATATAATAGACACATACAAGTTTTTATCCCCTCATTGAAAGAGTTTACACAATG